GTTCGCTCCGATCTTGTACTGCCTCTGCGTGATCTCGTCATTTGCGTACAGGGCCGCCATGTTTACCCGCTCCAAACTCAACCTCCTGCTGCCCCGTCCCCTGCGGGACTCGACCTTAAGTGCCTTTTCCAGCATTTTCATATTAGCTTTCTGCTTTCGGCCTCATGTACGATTCCTTCGTAGTCCATGTATTCAAGTGCCTCTTCGCCGCTTATTTCTCTATCCGTTATGAACATATCATCTACATCAAATCCGGATGCCTCGGATACGGTTATTCCCGTTTCGGCGCGTCTCTCTATGAACTTTATTATGTTTAGAAGGTGATCGTCCTTTATCTTTGAGTAAGGTATTTCCGTCCCGTCCACGGTCGTCCAAAATGGTTCATCGTCCTTCATACTCTAGCCGTACACCTGCTCGGGGTCAGGCAAGTTAATGTTTAAGTCGTTGAGGCAGAACATCCTCAGTTTCTCCAAGTAGGCCGTGAACTGCTGCGTATCCAGCTTGGTGGTCGACCTTACGAGAGGTATCTTCTGGCTCCTGTCAGTCAGGAACATAGACTTGAATGTCGCATGTACCTCCTCCTTGTCGTAGCCGAGATCGTCCCCGATGATCTCCAGCCAGACCCAGTAGAGGGCGTTTTGCGGTAGCGTGCGATATTTGCGGTCCTTTTTTACCTCAATCTGAACTCTGGTGCCGTCCGTCAATCTGCTGAAATATGCAGAGAAAAGACCACTGTTCGCCAGTTTCAGCGTTCCGCCCTCTACCGTGCCATAGAAAAACATACTAGAACGGTATGTCTTTGGTCTTGATCGTCTCCTGCGGTGCTGGGTTCGTATTTACCTGCTGAGTGTCGGGCCTATCCTTCCTGTGTCCCTGCTTGCGCTTAATCGTGAGGACCGGCCTGTTGGTCCCGGCGTTCTCTGGGTGGTAGAAGGCCAGTAGGTCAAGCTTCACGACTCCCAGATCGACTGTGCCGCTTAACATCGTGGCTCCATTTGCTGTTAACTTCTGCCAGATCGCGCCTATGTCGTCGTTGTCCATATTATTTTTCGTCAGATTCGTTTAGTTACCTCCTTCATGGTCCAGTTTACCTCATTTGGTTTCGGCACTTTTCTTCTCCTCTTTATAGGCTATTGCTATCTCCATTCCAAATTCGGCCCATTTTTCAAGTAAGGCAGTTGGGTTCAGCCAGAAGTCATGATGACTGTCCACTCTTTCCATAATCTCTTTGATCTTTTCGTTCTTCATACCAACTAGTTATGCTTCCTAAGACGTAATGCCTCCTCAGCATGTTCTGGTAACTAATCAGATTCTAGTTTACTGAATATATTTTTTATTTCTTCTTCATTATCCTCGATCATGTCGTCTAGATGATCTACTGCTTTTTCTTCTAACTGTCTTATTCTTTCTCTAGTGACATCAAATTCTTGACCCATCTTTTCATAGCCTTTCTTTTCATAGAGTCGTCCTTTAAGAATTAGATAACTTCTCTTATCTAATTGGACACGATGTTTTTTTAACGAAGTCCATATTATTTCATCTATCTTGTAAATTTCTTTTACTAGTCTATTTCTTTCTTCTCTTAAAGATTTTATAATCATATTTTCCTTCCTGACGTAGGTCTCTCCGTCTATCGTTATTTCGTCTTTGGTCTTCATAAACGGTTATTTAGTAGGCAGATGAGTCGGACAGGCCCATAGGTTCGTCCCCGGAACCGGTCTCGTGTCGATCGAGTCGCAGCCGGTCCTGCTGTCGCATTTGTGGCCAGTTGTCATCTCAGGAACGGGCATGTAGTCCTCGTCCAGGGTCCCCTCGTAAGCCTTCTTTCCGACACCATACAGCGAGACGGTCTTCTTGAAGCCGTTGGTGATGGCTCCCTTCAGCGCGTCGGCATGCATCTCCGACCTGTGTCCGCCGACGCATGACCTCCTTACGCCTAGAACGTCCATGTCGATCCTGACCGTGATCTCGTAGTACGTCTTGCCGTTCCTGAATGTGCCCTCCTTCTCCATCAGCTTCTCAAAATCGAACGACCAACCGGCCGGACCGACCACGTCGTTCAGCACGTTCACGAGGAACTGGTACTGGTAGCCCGTGGTGTTGTAGCCCTTGCGCGTGACTTCGGCCTCGGCCTTCTCCACGGCTTCCTTCGGTAGGGCCTCGACCGCCGCTAGCAGCGCCTGATATGTCTCCTTGGTGAACCTGTCCTGAGACAGGAACGAATCCACGGGGGTAGATAAAACGGGAATCGAATCGGGTTCGTGTCCCGCGTTCTTTTGTTCGATCATACGGAGAAAATGTTTAGTGACCATTCATCAGCTGTTCGTCCTGCCACTCGTCGAACTGGCGGTCCGCGTCATTCATCGCCTGATTCATCTCCTCCTCGGTAAGGTGACGCTCCTTCGGCATCTCTAGCTGCTCCATACCTAGAGGATTAGTGGCTGGATTAGGTCAGCCAACGCGATCAGCGAGACGAAGAGCGAGAGGGCTATGACGCTCAATAGAAAGTTCCGCATACTCAGAAGACTAAAGTCTCCTCGACCAGCCCCATCTCCGCCATGAGATACGACTTGCACGTCTCTATTATCTTGTCGATATTCATGTTGTCGGTAGCTCCGGCCTTTTTCATGTCGACATCCAGATGAATGCTTTCTGACTCGTCAAACAAGAACTTGATGCCGTCATTGCTCATTGGGAACACCTGAAACACGACCGAACCGTTTTGTAATCTAATCATTATCGGTTGCATCGAGCATTTCATATTGTTCTTTTTAAGATGTAGGTTATCCGCGCTTAGGTTGGGGCTAGACATATTGGCCGGACGTTGGCCCTAGGGCGCGTCAGGCAATGCGTTCGGTGAGGGTGGGGTCCGCCGCGGCCGACCCGCCCTCCCTTGCGACTATTCAGACAGTACCATAGAAGTATAACACTGTCAAGTTGTGTATAACTTCTGCTAAAGCCGAAAACATGCTACAATGGTGCCGGAGGCGGAGACATGGACAGGCCGGACATAACGTGGACCCACGTCGAGAAGTCGATCTGCCCGAACTGCGGCTGGGTCGGCCACTCGGTCGGGCATTCCAAGGGAGTCAGGTTCGTCATGTGCCGCGAGTGCGGCCACAGGAGGGAGGAGGGCAATGGGAAGAAGACGGGGTAGGGAGAGGCTTAGCGGGATGCGGGACGACTTCAGCCGGGCCGCATGGCCCAAGCCGAGGGAGATGCCGGACCTTCCGCCGGTGCCGCCGCCCCTCCCGAACGAGACGGCCTTCTGCCGCTTCTGCGAAAGGGAGACGGAGCACACCGTCTCGGACTTCTGCGGCAGGAAGATGAGGCTCTGCACGGGGTGCGGGGAGATGAGGTCGAAGCGGACCGACGCGAGGCCGTTCCCGTCCGAGACGGTCGGGATGACCGTCCACGAGATACCGAACGACCGTCGCGACCTTCCGGCGGGGGAGCCTAGGCAGGTCGAGCTCGACCTGTACGGGCCGAACGACGTGGTGCCGGACTTCGGCCAGTGGTACGTCATGCGCGTCTGCTCGGACTGCATGCGGCTCACGTCGCACGCCCGCTCGCTCCAGCAGGTGAGCCACGGCTGGGTCTTCAGGTGCCGTGACTGCGGCAAGATCGTCTCGGCAGGATCGAGGTAGCCGAAAAAGGGGGAGGCTTCTCCCCCATTTCTTTATGGGACATGAATCCGGAGACTTTCTTCATGGTACTGGGCGGGATCGTGACGGCCATCGCCATCGCGATCGTCGCATGGCTCGTCGGCAGCGTGGTGCCGTTCTGCATAGGCTGAGACCTAGGCAGTTTTTTGAAACCTACGCAAGGGCCGAACTAGTCCCTTCCAGCTTTACTTGGGACGATAACAACAACTTTTAGACCCATGGATACAAAAAAATATTGTCGTCCCGGCGGCTCGGCGGTCCGTTCAGCCGATGCCGATCGTCCGACGCACTTCCCTCATGGTCTTTCGGGCCGTCTCCCGGGCCCGTTCGGCTCCGGCAGCAAAAATCTTTAGTACTCGATCCGGATCGGCTTCCAGCTCGCGCTTGCGTTCGCGAAAATCGGCGAACCGTTCGGCGATCCGTTCGGCCAGAAGCGGCTTGAGCTCGCCATAGCGGATCGGCTGGCTGTCGAGGATAGCTTGGGCCTCGCCTTCGTGTCCGAACAGCCGCAGCAGGTTGATCAAATTCCAGGCACCGGCCTGTCCGCGCAGCGTCTCCTCGTCTAGGCTCCGCTTTTCCGGCGGTTTGGTTAGCAGCTCGTCGAGCTCGGCCTCTATGATCGTCAGTCGCCCCTCGGTTTCACTGACCGCACCCTTGATCTTTTTTAGTATGGTTTCGGGACCGTCCGAGAGCGTCACACAGGACTTCTCGCCCAGCGACTTGGACATCTTCTTGAGCGGATCGGACAGTGAATGCAGTTTGGGCGTGTCGGTCAGGTACGGTTCCGGTTCGGGGAAGTAATCGACACCATACTTGCGGTTGTAGAAGCGCGCCACGTCGCGAGTCAGCTCAACATGCTGGACCTGATCGCGGCCAACCGGTACAGCCTGACCATGATGGATGAGGATGTCTGCCGCCTGCAGCACCGGATAGTCCAGCAGGCCCATGTTGACGTTTCTGTCCTGTTGGCCGGACTTGTCCTTGAACTGCGTCATGCGCTCCAGGAACGACAGTGGGGTGAGCGTATTGAAGATCCAGCACAGCTCGGTGTGCTCCGGTAGGTCGGACTGAAGAAAGAGCGTGCATCTGTCCGGGTCGAGGCCTGCGGCCAGCAGTTCGGTCATGGTTTCCATGACCTGACGGCGCTTGTTCCGAGGGTCGTAGTCGCCCGAGAGCGAGTGATAGTCGGCCACGAAGAACGAGCACTCGTAGGCCGGGTCATTCTGCAGTTGGACCCAATTCTTGAGCGCACCGACCCAGTTGCCGAGGTGGACTTGGCCCGAGGGCTGAATGCCGGAAATTAGGATTTTGCGCGGGTTGTTGCCTGTTGTCATATGCGGAAAGTAGCAGTAACTCTACCGGGGGGAGATACGGCGAAGCAAAAGCCCGCTGTTAGCCAACTGTTTATTTTGGAGCTTATAGCCTTGTCTCTAGCGTCTCCTCACCGTCTGCTGTCCTCGCCCGCTCCTTGGAGGGGATTGGCGCTCATTCGGGGAAGCCCGTACGGGCGGCTGTTCCCGATTGCATGATCTCTACCGAGGGGAATCCCGAAAAGTGTCGGGACCGCACCGGCTTGCATAAGTCCTACGATTTAAAGGCAACCAGCGGAGGCTCGTAGGTTCGCCCACCTGACCCGCCAGAGCAGGGACGTAACGATTACGTCCTAGCTTCGGAGGAACAGAAAGGCCGACACCTAAACAGGTGTCGGATTGTTCTGGTCAGCAAGCTTGGTAGGCAGGTAAGTAAGTTTGAGATGGAGATAGAGATTGACGATATCAACCAGTTCCCTCTCGGACAGGCTCTTAACGTAGTTCCTCTGGCTCCTACAGGTAAAGCAGATCTCAAGTTCTATCCCCTCGTTCCAGTCGTGCAGCCTATAGCGTCGGCCGCACCATTCGCATTTGTTCGTTGTTTTCATAGAAATTGGTTACAAAAAGCACACAACTGGCCAGGTTAATAAGTCTCCGACTTCTCACGGAACAGAGACTTACGTTCGGGCGTTGGTTTCCCTACACCCGACCATTTGTGTGCTTTCTATGAGAAGTTGGTTGTAATGCTGCCAGTGACCATATAACAGCACCCATATAATACCACCATCCAAAGAATAGGTCAAGAGGGTAGAAAAAGTGGAGGAAAGGGAGGTTTTGGGGATTGACAGATCAATTTCGGCACGCCCCGAAAATGAAGTTTGCCTGAAGTTTTTAAGTTTAAATGAAGTTTTGCTGTAAGCGGTCCGTAAGTGGCTGTAAGCGGACTGTAAGCGGAGGGATGTGCTGACGCGACAGAACGTATCGAAAACGGAGTTCTAACATCGTCCCGTAGGGGAGAGGACGGGTTCAGAAATTTATGGTAAAATGTCGTTAGTCCTAGAAAAACCAGAAAGCAGGGATCTCTCCCTGTCTCTGGCAGCCCCTGTTAGGACTGTTTGGCGGCGTCACCCTCGGTGGCGTCGTTTTCGTTATGCCTGACTTACGTTTGTTCAGGTTTCAATAGAAACAAAGACGGCCCACAGGAGCCGTCCGAAGGAGAGACGCGACTTATCCCGCCGATTCATGCGGAGGGATAGGGAGAATGATAGCAGGTTTTATCCACATCATCCAGACAGGACGGCTCTTTTTTGGTATAATATAGGCATGAGGAAGCCCACCAATAAGGCACTGACCAATAAGTTGGACATTGCATTCTCGCTGCTGATCAGAAAGCGGGGCCGGTGCGAGCGGTGCGGTACGACGAAAAGGCTACAGTGCAGCCACATCTACTCACGGGCCAACAGGTCGGTCCGCTGGAGCGAAATAAATGCGTTCTGTTTCTGTGCGGGCTGTCACGAATTTTGGTGGCATAAAAACCCGATGGACGCTACCGAATGGGCAAAGACCCGTCTCGGACCCCAGAACGCAGCACAGCTCAACGTGGAGGCCCACATGGCCAAGAAATGGACCATCCCAGAGATGGAGAACCTACTTAAGGAGATAAACGAAAAGCTATGACCATAATTACGAGGAAAATCATAGACTGTTAAACGACGGATTATGACCTTTCATTGTGAACGCTGCGGAGAACTTGAGATAGGATTTGCCCATGGGTGCGAGGGTCAGCTGAAGGGAGCATTTTGCGATAAGTGCTTTATCACCGAAGTCTTACTTAAAGATCGTACTTGCTGTCCCGGATGTGAAAAGGACTGCGAATGTGCGTGCCATGAGATATGACCAGACTCGCCGGACTGATGCTCGTGCTCGCCTCGCTGCCGTTCTGGTACCTGATCGTATTCAAGGCCTCGAACGGGAGGGCCGTCGGGCTGGAGAGGGACTGGACCGTGGACTCGGTGATGATGGCGGTCGGAGCGTTCATGCTGCCGCTCCTCGGCTTCTGGCTGCTGACGATTCCGATATGAGGCATTTGGACCTTTTTTCGGGAATCGGTGGGTTCGCCCTTGCCGCCGATTCTGTCTGGCCGGGCATTGAACACGTCTTCTGCGAGATAGACCCGTTTTGCCAGAACGTTCTTAAGAAGCATTGGCCTGACTCGAAAATCTATGTGGACATCAGAACTCTTACCAACACCGAGAGCGAACAAGATAGACGGAAAGAGCAGCAAGGGGTTCAGTCCGACACTGGAGCAGGCTTTGACATCCTCACAGGAGGTTTTCCCTGTCAGCCAGCCTCCTCTGCCGGGAAGCGAAAGGGAAAGGACGACTCCCGCTGGCTTTGGCCCGAAATGCTTAGGGTTGTTGGAGAGTTTCGCCCCAAGTGGGTCATTGGCGAGAACGTTCGTGGACTCCTTAGTCTCAATGGAGGGATGGCATTCGACGAGATTGTCACTGACCTGGAGGATGAAGGCTACGAGGTCTGGCCGTTCGTTCTGCCAGCTTGCGGTGTCAACGCACCCCACAGGAGGGAGCGGGTCTGGATTGTCGGACATCGTATCGACACCGACGGCACAGGACTGGAAGAAGCGAGGTCCGGCGAGCAGTCAGCAGGGGATCGGGGAAAAGGTGGCGATGCTCCCGACACCAGACAGCAACGATGGGAACAGGGGTGCGAGAGTAAATCAGAACGGACATCAGATAACAATGAACGACAAAATTGGTCGAGAGACTGGCGGGAAGTTGCGGCTGCAACCTGCCATGACGGAGTGGATGATGGGCTACCCAAAAGGATGGTTATACTTCCCGACGGAACCACGCTGACCCCGGCCAAGTACCGCAGGGAGGCGCTGAAGGCATACGGCAACGCCATAGTCCCGCAGGTGGCGGAGCAGGTGATGAGGGCGATAAGGGATTCGATATGACCAAACATACATAATATGAAACTGCACATCTGCACAGAAGATCCCTGTCCGTTAAGGGACAAAGAATGTAATGACATTTTAGATAACGGCTTTACCGTAAGTTTTGCCGATGAAGTGAAGAAAACAGAATCAATAGGTGAAACCAACGAATCTAATGGAATCTGAAAATGAGGCCGAGTGGATGCTGGGGCTGATCGAGGAGACCGTGGCCGACTGCGGTCAGGTTTCGGTTAAGGAGCTGAAGGACACGAAGACGATGCACTCCCTACCCTTCAGGCAGCACCTCACGGAGCTGAGGTCAGCCGTCTCCTATCTGGCGAAGGAGAAACTGAAGATAAAAATAATTGAGCTGGCGAACAGGTATAAGGTCGATAGGAGTACGGTTGGAGACTGGATAAGAAACGTCAGAAAAAATCCCGAGTGGAGAGAGAGGGTTGAGGTGGGGATAAGGCGGAGGATGATTTGGATATGATCGACCTAAAACAGGTTGAACAAATGAAAATGCTAGGAAAAATAATTAAGACTTTTTATGTCAAATAACCGAAACATTCGGGGGGTCATTCAAGGCGATTGTCTTGAAGTGCTCAAGCAAATGGAATCCGATTCCGTTGATTGCTTGGTCACAGACCCCCCATACTGAACGGATATTCCTTCATGTCAAAGGACTGGGACAGGGCCGTTGTCCCCACCGAGACGTGGGCGGAGTGCCTGCGGGTGCTGAAGCCGGGGGCGTTCGCTTTCGTGATGTCGGCTCCGAGGCAGGATGTGCTGGGTAAGATGATAGTGAACCTGACCGAAGCGGGGTTCAAGACGGACTTCACTAGCCTGTACTGGACGTATGCCAGCGGATTTCCGAAGGCAGGGAACATCGGGAAAATGGTTGATAAGCGGTTGGGTACTGAATTTGAAATAAAGCCAGCAAGCGGTGTCGGTTTTATGAACGAGTCAGATGACGGTTATAACACCACAAAGAACCAAATGATTCGTACTGGTGAAATGTGTGATGAAGCCAAAGCCCTAGACGGCTCATACGCTGGCTACCAGCCCAAACCAGCGGTAGAGGTAATCCTCGTTTGCATGAAGCCTCTAAGCGAGAAGACCTACGTCGATCAGGCGTTGAAGAACGGGAAGGGGATTAGTTGGTTGATGCCTGATTGCGGGATTCCCGTTTCTTCTGGCGATAGCGTCGCTTCTGTTCCCGCACTTTCTCTGGGTTCCGTTGTCGCCAGCGACGTGAACTCTCTGCTGCGAGTTTGCGAGCTTCTTCGGGATGTTCCTTGCACCACCAAACCGTGTAACACGATTTGCAAAGGCCGTGACCTCCGTGAGGACGTTCTCGATTGCAGTCTGGACAAAGAATTAAACCAATGGCTGTCTTCTTTCCCTTGTGATGATGTGAAGTGTGCGTTTGCTGGGTCATCAGTTCCAGATTCTCGATGTGATTGTCCAGCTTGTCGCCGTTTATGTGATGAACAATCTCGCCCTTCTCAAGAGGACGGCCAAGATGTTTCGACATTACGACCCGATGCTCTCGCTCATATCGTCCGTCTTCTAGAAGCACACAGTGATAGCCATTTGAAATGTAAGTGCCTCCTTTCCAGTTGTGATGATTTTCTCCGCGTGGTTCGTTCATATTATGGTAATGAAGAATTACCCTACAATGATACAAGTAACGGACAAGACTTGCAACGTAGATTTCCAGCCAACCTCTTAGTGAGCAATAATGTGCTGAATGACGGACGAATAACAAAAGGCTCAGCTAATGTTCGTCACAATAAAGCGTCAAAGAATAACAGCATGAGTGGTGATAATCTGGGTCATGTGTCGCGTGGTCATGCCGACTCCGGCTCCTACTCCCGATACTTCTCTCTGGACTCATGGGCTTCCACCCTCCCCTTCCTGATAACACCCAAAGCCAGCAAGCGGGAGAAGAACGAGGGGTTGGAGGGCGAACAGAAGAATATACACAGCACTGTAAAACCCCTCAAGTTAATGGCATATTTGATTACGTTGGGCTCAAGGGAAGGAGACACCGTTCTCGATCCGTTCATGGGCAGCGGTACTACCGGGGTTGCCTGCGCCAACCTCAAAAGGGACTTCATCGGAATGGAACTCGATCCTGACTACTTTGAGACTGCCAAGGCTAGGATTGAAAATACGGGAAAGCAGCAAAGTCTGGTTTGACTTCGGTTTTTGTGGTATAATCCCGACAGATAAGCAAGTAATCCACAGGCACTATGGACGAGGAGATCAAGGTTGAGGGGGCGGTCGAGGCCGTCGGGGAGGCCGAGGCTATCGAAGAGGCCACTGCGGTCGAGGCCGCAGCGGAAGAGGTTGAAGCCGCTCCGGTCGAGGAGGCGGTAGGGGAGAAGGCCGAGTAGCGAAAGCATCCGCATCGTCTGGTGCGGCGGCGATCCGACAAAGGGGAGGCGATCACGCACGGCAGACCGGCTGAGGCTGGGATGCGCGCACCGGACCGTCGCCCCGGATCCCCGCCGGACCGGAGGAGGCCCACGAGTTTTTCATACAGATTCGGCTGTACCTTCCGAGTCCCCCCGCCTTTCGGGGCAAAAGGAAGCGTGAGTCCTGTCCGCTGCGGCATGGGCGAGGCGACACCCTACGCCGCGGCGGAAGGCAGCTACGGACATGACGGACACCAGAAAATGCGAAGCCTGCGGCAGGGAATCCGAGAACCTCAGATGCGTCGATCTGGGTATTTCCGGTTTGAGGACGGGCAACCTGCCCGTAGGCATAAGGGAAAGGATCGGACAATTCGTCGAGGGTTCGCACCTGTTCTGCTTCGACTGCCACATGCAGATGTGGGCCTTAGCCGTAAACCTGAATGAAGAAGGCGGAGAGGACGAAACTGAAGCGTGAGGTGAGGTACTGCGACGTGTTCGGACACAGCGTATCGATGGGGCAGTGCTGCGTCTGCAAGCTGCCGCTAAGCAAATTGATTTTAGAGATTAACAAGGCTAACCGATAACGTATGGCCAAGAAATTCAGGATAACCAACCAGAAGGCGCTTGACCTGAAGACGATGATCGACCTGCTGGACCCGCAGAAGACGCTGGATGCCTGCGGCACCAACGACGTGCGCTCGCTCAAGAACGTGCTGAAGGCGACCGACGAGATCGCCGACTCGATAAAAGACTTCACCGACCTCCGGCAGCAGGTGATCGACGCGCTGGAGGAGGAACGCAGGCCGTTCCAGAAGGAGATGGACGACAACATGCTGTCCTCGGACGACGAGGACCTGAAGAAGCGCAAGGAGGGCGAGATCGGCCGCCGCGCCGTGAAGGTGCTGACCGAGAAGGACAGGGAGATATCGGAGAGGCTGGGCTTCGCCGCCAAGAAGGAGGAGGAGGTCGAGGTCACGGTCGGCAGCGACGACCGCTTCGAGCTGGTCAGGAAGATGGTCGAGAAGGAGGGAGTCAGGATGTTCAAGGACAAGAGGGTGCTGGTGGAGATAGTGGACGCGCTGGACTCAGCCGAACCCGTCTAGCATGAGGGAGCAGGCCAAGGTGAACAACAGGGCCAAGGAGACCTACACCTGCGACGGGTGTAAGGTTAGCTATGAGGATGAGCCGTGCCTCGAGTTCCTGCTGACCGACGAGGCCAAGACCAAAGGCAACTTCTCCCACGGACGCTACACGGTCTGCTACAGGTGCTGGCTGAGGGGCATGGGCGTAAAGCTGGACTGACATGTACGCTACAAGGCCGACGAAACTTACGGACGAACTGATCGAGGAATGCAGGAAGTATGTCGAGTCCAGGTCAGGCATGGACTCCATGCCTCCGTCCGTCGCCGGGCTTTCCGTCGCCGTGAAGGTGAACAGGACGACGCTCCACAACTGGAGGGCCGACTATACGAACGCGAGCGGAGACGAAAACGGCTGCGGCATGACCGAGGACGAGCTGAAGGCGAAGAAGGAGAGATGGGTTGAGTTTTGCAACATTTTTGACGATCTTCAGGCTCGTCAGGAGGAGAAGCTGCTCGACGGAGGGCTGTCCAACTCCTACAACTCGACCATCACGAAGCTCATACTCACCAAGCACGGGTACACCGACCGTGTGGAGAACTCTGGCGAGCAGGTCATCAGGCAGACCGTCATAAATCGCTTCACGCCGGACCAAGATGAAGGTGGAGACGAAGGAGTGGGACCTGCACAAATATCAGGATGAGGCGATCTTCGCCAAGGAGCGTTTTGTCGCCATAATCAGCGGGCTTCAGAGTGGAAAAACCTTGGCCGGCTGCCTCTGGTCGCGGGTGCAGTTCGACGCGAACCCAGACATGGACGGGGCGATCCTGTTTCCGACCTACAATATCGGCACGCAGTCCACGCTGCCGAAGTTCTTCGAGGTCAACCCGGACTTTTTGAGGTTCTACCGCAAGCAGGAGGGCGTGATCGAGGTGCCGGGACGCAAGGGCAGGATATACGTCCGCTCTGTCGAGAACCCGAACGTCATCGAGGGCATGACCCTCGGCTGGGCGTGGGGAGACGAGGCCGGACAGTGGAAATATGAGGCGTGGATAAACCTACAGGGCAGGCTTTCGATACTTCAGGGCCGGTGCCTCCTGACGACCACGCCCTACGCCTTCAACTGGCTGTTCTTCGACTTCTACGAGCTGTTCAAGAAGAACGACCCGGACTACAGGGTGGTGCAGTACAGGTCGATAGACTCCCCGTACTTTCCCAAGGAGGAGTTCGAGCGGGCGCAGAGGACGATGGACCCGAGGACATTCCAGCGGCGGTACTGCGGCCTGTTCGCCAAGATGGAGGGACTGGTCTACGAGGACTTTGATCAGGGCAGGATGGTCGTCTCGAAGCTGCCGGAGAAGTTCGAGATCGTGCTCGGGGGGATAGACTGGGGATTCACGGCACCGGCGGCCATAACCGTCTGGGGACAGTACGACGGCAGGTTTTGGCTCGTGGACGAGTTCAAGCGGAGCGGACTCGTGACGAGGGAGCTGGCGGAGAAGGCCAAGAACATGGCCGAAAGGTGGGGCATAAACAGGTTCTACGCCGACGGCGCGGAACCGGACAGGATACGGGAGTTCAGAGATCATGGCTTCAGCGTACTTGAGGGCGAGAAGGACATCGTCAGGGGCGTGGACCGGTTCAGGGCGCTCATCAGGGACGACCGGATCAGGGTAAGCGCGGAATGCAGGCACTTCATCGAGGAGATCGAGGGCTACCATTACCCGGAGCGCCGGGGCGACAGGGACGAGGGAGAGGAGAGGCCGGAGAAGGTCGAGGACCACGAGATGGACTGCACGAGGTACATATTCGCCACCTACCAGCCCGAGTTCCTGCTGAAGCCCAAGGACGACGAGAGGCGCAGGCTGGAGTTCAGGCGCATGATACAGGCCAAGAACAGGCCACATGAAGGGCCGCTGAGGATGGCGTGACGCGCTTCACATGAAACACGGAAGACCGCCTCTCGTCGGTCGCAGGTTCCCGGGTCTGTTTCATTTGTCGTCAGACCGACGGCATGGTATAATGCGTAGGTAAAAGTAGGGGGCGGCGGTATCGTTGACTGCGATGCCAAGTTCGAGCGGCGGAACGGACAGGTACTCGCCCGGCAGGGAAGACGCTGAGGCGATTTCGTCCGTCTATGTGGAGTTCGACGGGATGCTCGAGGATTCCCTCCAGCGGTCCTTTCCGGTGCTCAACGACCGGACGCCGAAGGAGATGATCGACCAGTCGAGGCAGAGGCTGAACAGCTACATCCTGCCGAGGGAGAGCCAGACACCGAAGAAGGAGCCGTGGGAGGCCAACGTCTTCACCGGAACCACTAGGAACAAGGCACGGGCGTTCGCCAGCTCCGTGTCGAGGAACGTGCCGGACATCGTGATCGAGCCTAGGGACCGGATGGACCGCGACGCGGTGGTCAGGGCCGAGGTGCTGAAGGAGCTCGTGAGGCACAGCTTCATCCGCTACGGCAACCCCGAGGTGGACCTGTTCAACATGGTCTGGGCCTGCCTGTCGGACGGCACGGTGATCGTCAGGGACACCAGAATAGTCAATCAGGGCAAGTACAGGGAGATCACCGAATGGGACCCCGTAACCTCGAAGGTGAAGTTCGAGGAAAAGGAGGGGGTGATCGAGGACAGGCAGGTCTTTGAGATACTGGATCCGATGAGGGTACTGGAGAAGGACCCGTTCTGCCCGAGGATACAGGACCAGCCGCGCATCCAGACGGTCGAGTACATGGACCGTTCCGTCTTCATGCGCCGGTTCGGCAGGTACAAGAACGCCAAGCACGTCAAGACCGCCTCGATGCTGAGAGAGGGTGAGACGGACAGCTTCTTCACCGAGGCGGCCACCAAAAGGATCGGCAAAGACAGGGTCGAGCTTCTGATGGACTACAGCGTACCCGAGGACACGTACCGCATTGTTGCGAACGGAGTCCTTGTTTTCGATTCCCCGATGCTGTGGGGCAGGAAGAAGAAGATCTACCCCTTCGCCAAGGCGTATTTCGAGCCGTTCTCCGTCCCGTTCTTCAGGGGCAACTCGCTGGCGAACGTGATGATGGACTTTCAGGACATCCAGAACGCGCTCGTCAACTCGATGCTCAACAAGACCTTCAGGTCGGTCGAGCAGCCGCTGCTGGTGAACAAGTCCAATATGCAGTCGTTCGAGCTGTCGGACGAGTGGGTGACGCAGGACCGCCGCATCTACGTTGACGACATCAACGGCGTGAAGCCGATGCCGGTCGGCCAGATAACGGACGGGGAGGTTCGGATGCTCGACTATGTAGGTCAGGAGCTCTCCTTGTCGTCTTCCGACGCACTCAAGCAGGGCGTGTCCGGCTCCGGATCGACGGCACGTGAGATCGTGATCGCCAACGAGAACTCGGACCGGATGATGGGCCTGTTCTACACCATGATCAAGGACCTGTGGCTCCAGATGGTCAGGATCAGGTCGGTTTCGACGCTCATGACCTACGCCATGCCGCACATGGAGGGCAAGAAGAGGGCCTACCCGTCCCACACGATACCCAAGGCCAAACTATCGACCGGAGAGACCGGCACGCTTGAGATAAGAATTTCCGACCGCGCCACCATAGACCGCAAGCGCCAGAGGGCAGGAGTGGATGAGAGCGGCCGCGAGTTCAACCGGATCGACGTAGAGGAGGAGCGCGCAAGGATGGAGACCGGCAACAGGACCGAGATACTCTACGTGCCGCCCGACTACCTCGACGACTTCACCTACGACATCGACATCATGACCGCCTCGCTGGCCCGCTCGGGACGTGCGCTCGACATGGCCATGGCCGAGGAGAAGATGCTGAACGTCGCCAAGCTGTTCCCACAGAAGTTCCAGGAGAACTCGGACGTGTTCTTCGCCGACTTCATGCGCCAGTACAACGACAACCCGGACAAGTACAGTGGGTCGCAGCCGTCCCAGACCGTGCCGCAGGCCATGCCGGGGGCGCAGGGAGGACAGTCGCAGCTGGCGCAGCAGATAATGTCGCCGACCCAATCACTGCCTAACCTGTCCACCACCTCCGTATGAGCCTAAAGAGAATCATCGAGAGACTGTCGCCAAAGGCGGAACGGCAGCCGGACTACGAGCCGGAACGCGCGCTGGAGTGGCTCGCTAGGCTGTACGAGAACGCACGACATGGCTTCATGCACTACTACATCCTTCGTGAACGCCAGCTGAAGGACGAGATGGCCGCCGGAGTGGAGGGCAGCCGCTACTGGACGCTGTACGGGAGGATGGAGGAGCTGAAGCACCTGCAGTCGCAGGCCAAGGCGATATACCTGACCCTTGAGAAGAAGAAGGGCAAGAAGTAGGGCCACGGACGGCCCGAAGGCCCACCGGAAAGGAGCATAACTTTGCCGTAAGGCACTGCTGCCCCCTCCCGACCGGTAGGCCTTCAGGCCGGCTATGGCCGGATTTATCCATAAGGCGGTAGCCCGCACCGCTTGAAACAAACGGGTTAAGTTATGGATGACCAAAGGAGCCTGGAAACGGGCGAAACCGAGGTCAAGCCGACCGAGGATGTGCCTGTCGTGGGAGACGGCGGATCCGAGGACGGCGAGACCAAGGACCAGCTGATCGCGAAGCTCACCGAGGAGCGCGACAACTACAGGAAGGGGCTGCTGGCCGAGAAGTCCAGGGACCGCTCCCTGTCGGCCAAGGACGAGCCGAAGAGGGTCGCGCCTACGGAGGCTGCGGTGGAGAGGGCACTGGCCAAGGCGGCCGAGAGGGAGGCCATAGCCGAAATACTCGACCCGACCTCCCCGCACCACATACCGGAGTGCGTGGACGCGGACAGCTGGAGGCAGATCGTCGGATACGTCCCCTCCGGGGCGGACAAGTCCACGAGGATGGGGATCAGGAAGGCGCTCAGGCTGGCCACGGAGATGTGGAAGCTCGACACCGGACGCAGGGCCGTAGAGCCGAACAAGTCAGCCGCCGATGCGGCGGCCATGTCCGGCACGCAGTCTCCGTCCGGGGAGTCGGCCAAGCCGAAACCGAAGGGAGTCCCGATCCAGAAGAGGACCAGCATCGACGACTGGTTCAAGAAATAGGGGCAGCGGGAAACGGAGAGACAATATGGCTTTCAAGCCGATTACGGGCTGGCGGAGCGCGAAGGTCGAGGACCTTCCGATGACCACCGCCACGACCCTCACCAAGTACAACCTGTGCAAGATGTCGTCCGGCTACCTTGTGGCGGCCGCCGACGGCGACAACGAGGTCGAGTACCTCGCCCTCGAGACGAAGACGAACAGCGGGTCGAGTGGCGCAGCCAATTGCCGCGTGCTGAAGATCGACGACGTGACGGAGTTCGAGGCTCTCTGCTCCACGACTCCGGTGCAGGCCACGCACGTCGGCAACGACTACGACCTAGACGACGCCTACACGGTCAAGCTGTCCGCGACCACCGACAAGGTGTTCCACATCGACAGCATCGTGAACGCTGCGGACTACCTGGTCAGGGGAAGATTCAACAAACCGGCGATCGCCTAACTGACCTGATATGGCATTATCGACAACAGATTTCTCGGGACTCACGGCGTACCTGGACGAGGTGTTCCTTGACGCGTCGTCCCAGTCCGTCGAGCAGATGGGCTCCAAGGAGCTCTTCGACATCCAGGACACCGACCGCGAGGACTACATCTACAGGGTCCTGCACGGCGTGGCCGGCATCCGCAAGGTGGCCGAGGGCGCGGACTTCCCGATCGTGTCGGGACTCCAGGGCGACTCGGCGACATGGACGCAGGTCGAGTACGGCGCGGCCATCCAGGTGACCGACCGCATCCGCCGGTTCTGGCTGGAGAACCAGCCGAGCCTCGAGGAGCAGGTCAGGACCATCACCGACGAGTCGTTCCATAAGATCGACCAGTCGCTCGCGGACGTGCTGATCCACGGCTTCAGCGCCGCCAACTACGTCGACGTCTACAACGAGACCGTCGGGGCCACCTGCCCGGACGCGGTCGCGGTCTTCAGCGCGTCGCACACCAACGGCGCCACCAGCGCCACGTTCAGCAACCTCATCCAATATCCGGTCGGCACCGTCAACCCACCGCTCTCGCGTGAGGCGATAGTGCAGGCCCGCGTGGACGCGCTCAACTACAAGGACCCGAACGGCCTCAACCGGCCGATCGTCCTCGACCTGCTGATCGTCCCGCCGTCCAAGTACGATGAGGGACTGCGTCACACCGGCAGCGACAAGATCTCCGGCTCGTTCGAGAACGACATCAACCCGCTCAAGGGCAACGTCAGGGTGATGCAGTGGTCGAAGCTGACGACCGCAGCCGACACCACCAACGGGTCCGCCTTCTGGTACATGGCCGACAGCAGGAACGTGAAGAAGTCCCTCAAGGCCTTCTTCGGCAAGCGCCCCTCGCTCGAGGCCCCGACCGACGTGCAGGAGAACGCCGACTGGAACTACCGGCTGTTCTTCTACTACTCGATCGGCCGCGCATGGCCCTGCTTCATCTGGGGCAGCAACGGCACGTCGGCATAACTCGGCTGAATCAGGCAGCACGCCCATAGTCCGCGGTGACATGGGCCTAAAGGCCGAAAGACTATGTCAGACAACAACCTAATCGCGCTGTACAGGCAGGACAGGGCCAAGTCCATGACCGAGCCGTGGTCCGACTCCGAGCACCGGGCGGTGTTCGAGCTCGGCATCCCGCCGGACATGGTCCGCAAGGGCATCCTTACGCTCGAGGACCTAGCCGCCGCCACCGCTGACGTGGAGTCCGTGGAGGCTGAGGGCGGAGTCCCGCTGATCAAGATGTCATACCCGGAGCTGGCCCATCTCGCCGGAAAGGTGGGGGCCCTGTTCAGGGACGGCATGGAGCACGGATCGCTGATCTCGTCCATACGTCTTGCCCAGGAATCGCCGGAATCCGACGAGAAGGTCCGAGAGGAAGTCCCCGTCGAACCGGAGGAACCGGAGGACGTATCCGTACCGGAGCAGGCCTGCTCCGAGTGCGGCTTCGTCGCCAAGAGCGCGGCCGGACTGGCTGCGCATTCAAGGAGACACGCATCGCTAGAGGGCGGCGAGAGATAAGATGCCCAGGGGGACCAATCCAATTTCGCCGTCCTTCCCCGTATGTCCCCCGCGGGGCAGGGGCGGCCCATAACCTATGTCAATTGTAGCCAAAAAGAAGGTCACCGACGTGCCGGGACTCAAGGTCACCAAGCGTGACTCGTTCCGGGACGCAGTGGTCTTCTTCGACACGGTAAGCTCCGCTCCGACGGCGGCCTCTGGGGTCTACGGGCTCTACGTCACCTCGGGCGGAAACCTGGTCTTCACCTCGGCTGGCGTGGACACCATCGTCGGGGCCCCCGGAGCCGCGGCCACCACGTGGGACGCCATCTACTCGGTGGACAAGACGCTGGCGATCTCGGCCAGCACGCTCACGATCACCCAGAGCTCGGCCAACCCGATCCTGACCCTCTCCAAGAGCAACGTCGGGGCGGGAGCGGTCATAGACATCACCAACTCGGGCTCAGGGTACGACATCGACGGCACCAGCTCGACATGGTACGTGACCGCCGCGGGCGCGGCCCTGTTCACGACCGGCACGGTGGTATCCGGCATCCTGAACGTCGGGTCCGGCGCTGCGGGCACGGTCTCCTCTAACGGGGCCTATGACCTCGTGCTCGAGACCAACGACGGCACGAACTCCAGCACGCTCACGATCACGGACGCGGCCAACGGCAACATCACCTGCGCCATGAACGGCACGGGAAGCCTAGTCGTCTCCGGCACCACCACGGCCAACGACGCGCTTGTGGTGGCCGCAGGAGACCTGGCCATCACGCTGGGCTCGCTGATCATGGCCGACGACAAGAACGACGAACCGTCGTTCGAGGTCACCAACAACACCGCCGACTCCACGGGAGCCGCGACCAGCACCGGAGTCGTCAACCTTGTCAGCACCTCGCTGGTCACCGGCGTGCTCCTCAACCTTGAGCTGACGGAGGGCACCCTCGCGGGCGGGTACTACCTGCGCGCATGGGACGCAACCGGCGCAGGGGCCGTCTTCTCGGTAGGCGAGGCCGGAGTCACCGTCATCGGCGGAGCGGCCGGATCCGCGGCGCTCACCGTGACCGCGGGCGACGTGGTCCTGTCCGACGCATCGGTGGCCATCACCGACGCCGACAACGCGGCCTCGTTCACCGTCACGAACGACACCGCCACCACGGCGAGCGTCGTCGTGCTTGCGGGATCCGGCGCGTTCACCGGATCGACCACCACCAGCTGGATGACGGTCACGCCGTCCGGCCTCACCACGGGTACCGCGGTCTACCTGCCCCTTGCGGCGATCACGACCGGCGTAGGCATCGACGTCGCCGTCGGTGCGACCCAGACCACCGGAGTCGGCCTCTCGATCGTCAGCTCGGGCACGATCGTCACCACCGGCTCGCTCGTCAACCTGACGGCCGACTCGGCGACGACCTCCACGGGACTGGTCAGGATGAGCGCCGACGGACTCACGACCGGCGTAG